TTGTTATAACTAGGTTTCCTCCCGTTTGATTAACGCCCATACCAGAACCAATAGAACCAACCAACGCACCCCATTCGCTGTCTACGTTGTTACTGATTGCCTTGGTGAACCCGATGCGGTCAATGTCCTGTGGAATTTGACGAACAAGTAAGCCGGTTTCATCTCCTTTCGGAGCCGTGTTTAGTCTGGACGCACCATTATAAGCCCCTTGCCCAAAGGCTGAAATTGAAATGAGTAAAAAGAAAAGTATTTTTTTCATTTGTTAGTTAGTTATTATCCAAAGCCCGTCAATTTTTTCCATGTGGCAAGGAACGTTGTAAAGTAATTCAGTAACCACCGTAACCCGATCCGCAAGGTAAACCGTTGCCCCTGTAAAGCTCCATACATACACGTCCTCGGTGTTGTAGAATTTCATTACATCACCATTCGATCCGGTCGGAATAGTTATCACTCGATTAGCCGTAGCCACCCCGTCTAAAATATTGTGAACCCCGTTAACCGTGGCTGTGAAATTCGCGTCCGTTGCGTTGGCTACAAGTGTGGTCGGGGCGTAGTAAGTTCCGCCTCCACCGCCTCCACCGCCTCCACCGCCTCCACTCAAAGCAGTCCAAACCCCGCTTATCTTTGCTCTTGGTGCGCCTGTACTTGAATTTGAATAGATAGTACCATCTGGTGCGGTAGCCCCGATAAACCCTGCGTCCGCAGCCGCATCGTTAGCAAACAAAGCGGGGTTGATAAACGTTGAAGAAAGACTACCTACTGCGCTACCTCCGTCTGTAATTCTTAAACGCCTTGCAGATTGACGTTCGATTCTTGCTTCGACACCTCCACCGGCTGCGCCACCCGTCCAGTTCAAACCAGTAACGTTGCTAAGTTTCAATCCAGTTGCATCGTTAAAGTGCCAGGTGTTGTTGAGCACGTAACTATTTACACCGCTGCCAGCATCTCCAAAAAGCAGCAAACTTCCTGCTTGCGACCACAATCTTAAATTTCCAGACGATTCTAGTTGAAAATCGCTGAGTGAGTAAGTGTATCGACCGCTTGTTGCACCCGTTCTCCAATAAGTTCCTATACCTTCAACACCACCGCCTACCGGAGTTCTGTCTATGTAGTCGGCAATCTTATCCGCTCCCGCGTCTGTATTGCGATACCATATTTCCCCAGTTCCTGCACGTTGATGACGAATGCCATTATTACTCTTTATGGTGTTTAGTCCATAGTATTCTACGTTATTTGAAAATACGTTAGTCCCTCCACTTGCAGAAGTGTTTATTGAATTTAGTTCTGGGTTACTACCTCCAAAAATAGGTGCTGCTTGAAATCCACCATCCCTCCAAAAATGATTTTGTGATAAGGCGGTGTTAAATACCATAAAAGCACACGTACCATTAATATTGTCGTAGCTGGAATTATCAGTGAACGAGAAATTTACACATCTATCCAGATACCACATTTGAGTATAGTTGGTAACCTCTAACACATTGTTTTGAAATACATTTCCAGCACTTGAATTAGTAACATCACCAATAAATCTAAATGCCTCAGAACCTCCACAATTATACATCACCCAATTACTTCTAACCGTTATTCCATTACAATAGTTTTGCCCCCAAACAGCCCTCCTTATAAAATCAAAGTTGCAGTTTTCAATAACGGTTCCGTAGCCTTGAAAGGGAGCAGCAATAGTATTATTTGTGATTGTTCCTGTTCCTCCTAAAACTATACAATCTTGTGTCACACTTGTTCCAGTTGCCGAATTATTCCCAAAGAATGAAGCATCATGTATGTACAACCTAGTGTTTGTTGTCATTACAAATGGAGTTGAGAAATCATTCGCCAGTGTTGTTATTGCAATGTTGGTAATTTCTAAAGCTCCAAATCCAAGAGTTAAAAGTTTTGCCCCTGCCCCAGTATAACGTAAGTCTAAAATAGACCCTCCCTGAGCTGTTAAATTAAATGTCTGATTACTCCAATATCTACCAGCCCCTAAAATTTTAATTGACTTATTTTTTGGATTTAATGTAACGCCATCATTGGGAATTACTATTTGCGAGTTTACTCTAAACACCCCTACAGGTACGTACATTGTGCCTCCACCTGCTGAAAAGATTGCGGCCAAGCAGTTATTTATAGCTGTTGTGTTATCGGTCGTGCCATCCCCAACCGCGCCATAAGCTGTTATATTAAAAACCGTTTCATTTACATCGCTGACTCTTTTAGGAGTCATCCCTTTGGTGTTGTCCGTCCCGGCCTGCGCTTCGGCTAAACTGGCTACGGTGAATCCGCCTATTGAAAGATCACCGCTGCCAAGTAATGAATTCCCGTTTACTGTTTTAATGTTTGTCCCAGATACTAACGTAGCCTGAAAAATAGGCGTTAGGTATGTTTGCCAAAGTAAAGGAGTAGCTTTTTTATTAACCCCGCTTTGAACGATAGGCACTAATTCAGTCCCAGTCAAAGAAGTAGCTGCCGGCATATCGGAAATCTTTACCTGACCAAAAGCCGACAAACTTAAAATCGAAAAGAAAAGTATAATTAGTTTTTTCATTCTGGTATTATTACTTGACCGTCCTCTGTGATAATGTTAAACCCGTCCTCGGTTAATATTCCAGTAAGAACCGCCCCTGATGCAGTAACAAATTTAAAGACTTCATCTATAATTCCTGACCTGAAAGAGTCTGAAATTTTGCCTGTTGAAAATGAATCGTCTATTACTCCGTAAACGATCTTGTTCGTCATGGCAATGCTTTTCTAACGTTACCGTAAATTCTTACCTCGTTTATCCCGTTCCTGATTACAGTCACACCGTCCGCAAGTTTAGCAACCGTTTCGTAATAAACTTGCTTTAATGTAAGATTTGTATCGGTTGCTGTAAAAGCAATATTACAACGCCCGGCCAATGGTGTGACTATTGTAATTCCAGAACCTACCGATTTGCTGAATAATGCCTCGCTGTCTAAATCTTCAGGTCGCTTTTTTACGATGCAAAATATTGTAGCCCCTGTAATGTCAGCCGCTACCGTCTTGGTATGGTCAGTGTAAATCGTTGCTTCTATTGTGAGGCTTGACCCTCTGATAAATGCCTTTTCCATTATGCACTAAAAAAGTTTAAGCCAAATTCTGCCTCATCTTTTCCGTTTGAAACATCGAACAAAGGATATGTAGTTTGGTTATCTCTCAAAAAAGTAACTACCCTCGTTTGGTAGCTATTCGCCACGTCCCGTAATTCCGTAACCAATGCGCCTAGTATTCTTTGATCGATCGGCTCCGACCCTTCGACACGCTTTTGAACCGCACCGTAGGAGGTCAAATTGATCGCGTTGTTTTGTGTAATCCTTGCCAATGAGAAATAACAAAGCATAGGTTTAACACCTGGAAAGAATATTGAATAACCGTCTTTGGTGTAAGTCTTCCCGTTTAGTAACTCGCGATACTTTGTAGTCTCAATATTTGTGATGAAGTCATAAAACAAAGCGTCACCAAGAGCCGGGCGCAAATCATTCTCCTGCGCCTCGGCAATATACGGGTCAACCCTTTGCGGGTCTAGTTGCGCAAATGGCCTGACCTCTTTTATATCCTGTATCGTGATTATATTAGGCATCGGCTCCGTCCCCTTCTGGGTCTTGTAAGAATTTCATTACGTTTTCATCCGTTCCGAGGAATGGCATTAAAAATGTTTTGGCCTGTTCTAAATTCATTCGCCCATTCTTAAAGTCGTTCACGTAAGCGAATACTTTTGAAGCATCTCTTCGAGACAGTCCACGTATTACCGTGTCAATGGCTTGCTGGGCTTCGTCAACTGCTTTAACTTCGGTAGGTTGGTTTGGCTGGGCTTGTTGCGCTCCTTGAGCTGGTAAAGCTGCCCCCGCAACGTCATAAACCTGTGGCTTAATGGTAAAGTCTGAATTTATAGGCTTATTCCAAAACTGGAAAACCTTTTTAAACACTCGGCTTAACTCTACCCTTTCGTCACGGGTTACCGAGTTGTAGTACGTGTAAGCGTCTTCGATTTGTTGACGGCTGAACATAGCGCCCTCGGTCTGCCTGCCTACGATCTCATAAGGCATCCCGTAGTTTTGAAGTATGCTTTTTTCGATCCAGTTCAATGTGTTTTGGAACATGGTATCGTTGTTTTGCAAATCAGTTTTTGCAAGCAGGTCACCTACTTTGATGTCCTTAGTTCCTGCTTCGATTATCATTATTGAACCAGCACCTAGACCTCCTTTGTGAGATAATAACCTTTTCTTGTATGCTTCCCGCTCCTGGTCGTTTTGAAACGAACCTGGGAAAACAAAGATATGTCCCGCGCTAAAACCGTTAGCCGACTGGTTAAGCGAGTATAGCATTATCTCGTATTGGTTTTGTGCTAACTCGAAAACAGAATCAAAAGAACAAAGAGGGTATTTATTTTTCTCTGGTGTCCAGTACATGATCTGGCCTTTGTAGCCTTCTACCCCATACTCGGCAAACTCTTCAGCTAGATGTTCAGGATCTGGGTCAAACTTATCGTAAAAGATAATTTCCCTTTGCTTTTCTTCCTTGCCGTAGTCACGCTCCCAATTGGTGCAATAAGCTATCTTTTCAACGTTGCCGTCATGGTCTGCAATACCTAATCTGCAATACTCAAAAGGGATTGGCTTGATCGATGCAATGGTGTAATTCAGATTGTAGTTGATATGCCACGCAAAACCTTTAGCCCATGCTTTTGCATAGGCCGTGTTATCTAAAAGCTCGCGCATGGTAACGGCCTCAAGACCTTCACCGTGAACTACTAAATCATTAAGCTCTACTTGCTCGAAGCCCTCACCATTCAGAAACCCGGCTTTTTTAGGAATGATGCCCGAAAGCGTGTAGCTCCTATACCACGTTTCTTGAGACCTTTGAGGGTATAGGTTATCCGTGTCGAAAGATTGTACTCGATCAACATTGCGAGTCCTTATAGGCAACCGCTTAACTAATACCTCACGTCCGGGAATAATCACTCAAATATTGATTTGATAGCTTTTTCTTTGTCGAAACCTTCGATAGTATCCCAGAATTCTAGGATCGCGTATGCGTCAACATCGGTGAAATCTTCCTTTGTTATGTTTTTCCATCCTTCACCATTAGGAACGGAAACAACTGAATAACGTGGCTTTAATGTTTTTGCCAACGCTTCGTTATCGTTACTCTTTTTCTCCTTTGCCATTTGCTTTTGTTTTTGGTTCATCTTCAGTTACTACAAATTTTGGAACGAGTGCCGGGTGATTTAATTTCACCCACTCATATTTTTCCCATGTGAGATTTTCTCTTGTGATGTCGGCCGACCGACCATTGAAGGTTATCCGCTCTGTTTCGTCTTTCAATTTTACTTGTGCCATATTTTTTAATTTGAATTTTTAAAAAAAAGGGGCAAGGCTCATATTTAAACCCCGCCCCTCTTCCAACTTCTATGAAAACCTAAACCCCTAATTCCTTACGAAGTCACTAGTGCGACCGTCAACGCAACGCCTCTGGTAGTAGTTACCTCAAGTTTATGACTGTTACCAGCCGTTACCGCTACTGATGAAGCGATTGTAATGTTCGTGTTAGTGATACCAGACAAACCCGTTTGAGTTACCCTCGCACCTGTATTCTGATTTACCCACACAACGCTTATTACCTGATTCACGCCTGCACCTCCGAAGAAGTTCGTACCTGTTACGGTTACCGCTGTACCTCCTGCGGCTGCTATTGCTGTAACGTTTAACGAAGTGATAGTAGGCTGGAATGCTAACCCTTGCACTAAAGCTCTGGTTGTAGCCCAATCAGTAGCTAGAATTGTCTGCTGCATCTTAGACTCTTCCTGACCATCCAAAGAAGCAAGGCTTACTTTGAATACCCCACCGTTTTCGTTAGACGAATAAAGCGTTCCGGGTACTACATACAATCCCGCATCTGCACCGTAAAGCTCAAATGAATCCGAGTTCTTCTTTCTCTTTTCTACAAAAGCAGAAACAGAACCGCGACACATCCGCTCTAAGTTTTGACGCTGCACCGGGCTAACATCGTAAACAACTAAGTCTACCATGTGCTTATACATCGGGCCTGTATCGGTCTGAACTAAGTCAATCTTTGACTTTACAGAATCCTTAAACCCTTCGAACAAATACGCGGGCTTGTTTGTGGCAAGCGTTAAGTTCGTGATAAGCGTCCCAGCGGTGTTGTAAGTAATAGACCCAGCGTTCAAATCGTCTTTGTTAACCAATACTAAGTAGGGCGAGTTGCCCGGCTGTGGTAGGTTAAGGCAGTCATAGACCGCCCCAATTTGTATGTTCCCGCAATCGGCCATATTATAACGTTACAAGCATGGTTTGAGAATAGACGTGCAGTTTGCCATCTAAGAATAAACACTTAGCCAAACCGGTTCCGTTAATAGGGATTACCCATGTAGCGGCTACCGCAGGGCGGAACAAAGTGCCCCATGTGATAGTCCTAGCAGTACCGTCACACGTTACGCAAATATTTACTTCGTCACCGTCTTCGTAATCGCCACGCGTTACAATGTTTGTTGCATTGAGTGTTAACGCTCCTGTAAGTTGCGCAATTTGAACAAAATGTTTTAACGCTCTCTTAGGAGGTCTTGGCATTTCTAAAGTTGCCGCGTATGCAATGGCTGCACCGTTTGAGCTAATGCCCTCGTTGCCGAGGACGTTAGGATCATTTTGATTTGAGAATCTTGTTGTTACTGGCATATTCTTAAATTAAGAAGGGTTATACAATACTAATTCTTCACCAAAACCGTAGTTTACATCCAAGCTGAAATTAGCTTTGATGAAATACGTGTCGCCTTCTGGTCTCCAACGCTCGATCTTAATATCGTCAACGTCCGAGTTCTTATTCATTCCCGCTACCAAGTTTGAAGTAGCTCCGTTAGAAGCCTTTGCAAACAAAATCCGGTTTGTAGGGAAAGTGCTGTAATGCTTAATTGGCATACCTTTGAAGGTAGTCACAGGTGCATTCAATGAATCAGGAGTAGGCCCCTTTGTGCTTATTGCAATCAACGCATCTTGATAGAAGCGAAAATCGCGTGTACTCATGTGCAATGTTCCATCTGCATCTGCAAACAACGCATCCGAAATAAGAGCGTGTGTGGCCGTCAAACGAGCGATAACGTTAGTCGCATCGATGTTACCAGCTGGGCTAACCTTTGGAACGTTCGCATCGGCTGTGGCCTTTGTGATAATACCGTTGATGAATCGCAACGCCCCGGTAGTAGTGGTGTCACCTGACCAGATCAATTGACCTAGCTGGTTGTTCACACGCTTTGCGTAGTTTGCTACGATTGCATTTTTGATTTCTGGCGCAATGTCTTTGTCCGCCAATGATCCCTCTTTTTGAAACTCCTTCCAATAAGAACGGAACTCCTTAGGGTTGAAATGGTCGTAAAGCATTACCTCGACAGGGTCAAGTCTGCGAGGACTAAAGGTCATCGCTTCACTAGGGTTTGAAGGTTGTGCCGCGTAAGGTTGGATTAGGTTTGCACCTACAACCATACGAGTCAATTCAAGACCTTTATCGTCAATGTCTTCGTGAAACATGAAGCTGTTTTTTTCAAACGCTTCGTTACCAAGTACAAGCAGCTGGAGGGCTTCTCCGGTGGTTATACCTGCGTAGTTGCTGGTTATTGATGGATTTGGCATTTTGTTTTTTCGTTTTTATTTTCTTTTTAAATACTGCTCTGCTGGACTTAATCCCCCCTCGTTTACGCGCTGTGTGGGTGGCGTGTGTTTTCCTTTGATTTGGTTTTTTATGTTCACCAATTCGCTGTCAAAGTTTGCTTTCAACTCGTTCACAGGTTTTACCACCGCGCTCAAAGAGTCTTTCACCATCGCAGCAAATTCTTGGAATTGCGCTACGGTTACATATTTGTCTTCTATTTCTGCCGCTGGCTTCACCTCGGTAATCTTACCGCCTGCAACTACGATTGACGAACCGTTTGCAAGAGGGTGAGTTCCATCAGGTGCATTTGTTGCGCTACCTACAAGAGCAGAAGCGTCAGCCGCGTCACTCGTTACAATTGAACCGTCCGCAAGTTTTAATTCCATTGCCTTAGGCTTTTGCTCTGGCTGCATTGGTAACATTGCTTTGATTTCAGATTTGAAATCCTCAAACATTTTTTTGAAGTCCATATTTTTTTTAATTGTTGCGTACTCTTTTTGGGTAGATACTTTTTTTGTGGCAAAACCTAACGCCACCGCCTGATCTGCCGAAAGGCTTGTTTCTTCATTCATTAATGGCTCAATAGCCGCCTGATTATTTCCCGTTTTGTCAATGTAGAATTGCATTAAACGCTTCTTGGATTGCTCTAATTGATTAGCGATTGACTGCATTACGTTGGCGTCACCTGACACATTTTGCACTAAAGGATTGTGTATAAAGAACTCTTGAGAATCGTTTACTATCCTTTGGTCACCTGCTAAAAATATCTTTGTGGCAATCGATCCAACTATACCGCGTTGGACGGTTGTAATATTGTAACCTTCTGCTTTCTTTGATTCGAGATAATTATAGATTGAGTCTCCCGTGTCTACATATCCACCCGGTGAATCAATAACTACCTCAATATCTTTTTTTGATTCTGGGATGGCTCTGAATTGGGCAATAACATCGACAAGCTCAACGCCTTTAATGAATGCGCCTGTTTGCTCATCTTGCCCTGACCCTATCTGACCGACAATGAATATGTCTCCCATGCGCGTAAAATTCGCACCGTTGGGGCTGTGAACTATTGAACTTTGTTCAAATTGTGTATATTTGCACTAAGATTTAAAGGTAAACCAAGTCGCCTTTAACTGACTTGCGGGGAGTATAGCAACTCGTTCGAGAAAACAAAATTGCCAAAGAGAGGACACTTAGCTATGCCCTCTTTTTATTTTAGCCTATACTTTACATGGGAAAAACTATCGTAACCGCTGTATCTTCTTCGCCCTGTTATTTTTTCGTGAATTACCTCGACCTCTTCATAAGCCATTACGAACGTCTTACACCTCGATAGGTTACTTTCAAACATCTCAATAAAGCCGCGAGAATCTAAAACACTTCGAACGGTTGAAAGGTCTACAAATTCCTTTCCATCAATTATTTTTATCTCCATGCTTTAAAATTGCGCCCTGTCGGTTATTTCTGCGTAGTTCTTTTGGCCATCGTTTATATCCTCAACCGCTACTTGTACTTTTAGATTGGCTATAAATGACTCAAGCCGTGAAATGTCAAAGCCCGGGTTTGCAAAGCTGTCTATTGCTGAAGATGGGAAGCCCAAAACACCACCTTCCGCAAATTGTACCCCACCCCCAGCCACGTTGATAGCTGATAGCATAGGCCGAAACATTGCGCTTGATTTCTTATTGATTATCGTTTCGCCTCCCTCGGCCTCAAAGCCTAGTCTGCCACCGACCGAAAAAGGAATACCTCCGTTAGCGTGACTAGGACCATTGAGTACGCCTCCGTTATTGAATTTTAGTAAGCCGCCTCTTTCAAAACCTAGAACGGATTTAGCTTGTGCAGCTCCAGATAAAACGGCTGTTATTCCTGACAATATCGCAACAATATTTTTAGGAAAAATCAAACCTGCACCTGCGGCAGTAGCTTTGGCAATACCTTCGGCAGTTGAACTGGCTATGCTTAACACCGCTGCTGCTTTTCCCTCTGCTGTGTTTTTTCCAAGCAATTGAGTAATGCTTGCAAAAAAACCAGAAGCGATTTGAAACCTATTTTGATAAAGTGCCTTTTCGCGTTCGGCTGTTTCTTTCGCGAATTGTTCTTCTTGTTTTTTTCTGTTTAAAATCCCATTGATCCACTGTTCGTTTATAATTTCATCAGCTTCCGTTTTTTCTTGTTGCCACTCTTGGTTTTGTTGCATCTCTTGGACAGTCCTTTCAAACTCAGCATCCCTTCTCCTAATTTCTGCAACCTCTGCCGCTTCATTATTGGCATTGATCCAATCTTGTAATTCTTGTAAAACCTGTTTTTTCTGTTCGTTTTCTTCGCGCAAAAGTTGAACCCTAAAATCGGATTCCGCTTGTTCTCGTTCACGCGCTGTTCTGGCATTATCTGATTTTAAACTAGCTTCCTCTTTGGCCAGCAAAATATTTATTCTGGTTGATCTTGTTGCTGCTGCAATTTTCTTTTCTTCGTTTGCCTCAAAAACAACTGTTTCTAATTCTACTAATCTTGTTTCCTCTTCGCCTGATAGCGTCTTACCTTTTAATCTTAATTGCTCGTTAGCCAATTCATCGGATGCAATTTTAGCCCGCCTTTCTGAATTGGCTATTTCCATGTCAGCAATCTGGTTAGCTATTGCAATCCGTTCCTGTTCGTTTTTAGTCCTATCCTTTAGGCTTTTTTCAAGTGACGTTATCTGAATGTCTGCAATCTTTATTTGTTGAGCCGCCCTTGCCTGTGCTGCTCCAAATGCGTCTGCTGCCTCCGCTGCTTCATATCCTGCAACTGCCGCCTGTTTTGTTTTGGAAAAAAATGAAGTGATAGTGTCAATTGGATTTAGAAATGCTGCCTTTAAATTATCCAATGAGCTGACAGTTGTAACTATTGAATCAATTATACTTTGAAGACCTTTATTAAAACCTTCAAAAATAAAAGATAACTTGTCGGCTACTACCGCATTTTGCGAAAAGATACCCTTTAAAGCAACCAAAGCAGTAATTACTAAGCCGATCGGGTTAGCCTTAAACGCCATGTTTAAACCGTTGATGCCTCCGGAAAACTTACCAAGCCCCGGAACTGCTTGAAGGATTGAATCGGTATAGTTACCGACATTCATTCGCTGCTTATTTAGAGCCGAAGCGTTTTCTTTTATAATGGCATTATTTTTATTTAGCTGTTCGTTTGCCAGTAAGATGGCTTTCCTTCCTTCTTCAGTTCTAAAGTCAAGTTGCCTTTTTGCTTTTTCAAGTTCACGCGTTGACTTTGCAACCTCGTCTAAGTTTCTTGCACTTTGTGCTTGGTCAATTTTCAAATCAATTAGTATCTCCTCTTTTGCCATCGCCTCTAATCGTTTACTGTATCTTGAATAATTCTACTTCCGTAATCTTTCCACTGCGAAAGTTTTTGATTTTGTTTATCAAATAATAACTTCCATTGTCAAATATCATTTTATGCGGATCGTAATTTGCAATATCCGTTTCGTTTAGGTTGTATTCGTATTTGCAAATCTTGTTTTTTTGCAATGCCAAAGAAAGCGTTGGGTAGTATTTTGATAAAAAATACCTGAACGAAGTGTCCTTTGGTCGCGTGGGGTCTGCGAAATATGCAATCTTGTAATCTGTCCTTGCAATTGAATCAAAAGTTATTGAGCTTTCTGTTGTTCTATTACGAAGTGTAGCAAGGACAAAAGGAGTAGCATTTTTTATGTCTGAAATTCCCGTTGATGTTGAATCATAAACAGGAAGAGTGATAGATTTTATTGAGCCAGACCACGTATTAGCGTTTTTGAAAACAGAAGTAAAGAATGTCTTAACAGATTGTAATGTAGAGTTTAAAACAGTTAAAACACCAATTCCAAGTTCTGGCAAATCAATATCTGTATTAAACAAAAAGTTGTTTGACTGCGCGTAATTGGTTTTAAAATCCAACTTTGATTTGTTACGGTTGACACGCTTGAAGGTCCAATCTACCGCGTTTGCGGTGTCGGTGCTAATTTCTTCGAGCGTCTTTAAAATCAAGTTATTCCCATCCACCTTGTAGATGATACCAAATCTGACAAAAAAATCCTTTAACACATTTATTAAATCAATTTCTTTGTTTAGGAGTTTTTTCCAATATGGTTTTGAACGAGCAACGGTAGCGTTTTCGACAATAGAAAATGATGTTCCGTTACCAGTATTTCCAATATCTACAGAAACAAAATCAGCCGGGTAAAGCGCATCTTTATTAAAATAAAACCTTATCTCAATTGTTTCCCCTGATACGAACTCAACGTTTGTAAAACTATAAACTTGATCGCTATTTGTGTAGTTGAGGGTAATTGGTGCAGAAACAGCTATTTGACCTTGTATTGAACCAAAAATTCTAATGTCTCCTGTTGAAGTAGAAAAAGGGTCTATGGAAAAATTAAGGGTATTGTATCGAATGTTAACCGATACGTCAGAAACAAATGTGTCAACAAAAGGTATTGTCCCGTAATCAATCTGGTCAAAAACAATTGATAAAAAGGCTTGGTTGATTGATAGTGTTAATGATTGACTTGAAGAGGTTGCTGTTCTTTTTATGCTATTCAAACCCGATTCAGGATACAAAAACTTATCAAACGGTGAAAAAACCAAATCTTTAAAATCAGTCGAAGATAAAACAGAACCTTGTGGATTTAACCCAGTTGACTTTAATATTTCTGTTATTGCAGTACTGTAGTAAAAAAATGGCAAGTAATAGTTTTGCTCATAAGCTAAAGTCCTTCCGAAATTACAAAATGCGTTAACTACTCCAGTCGTTTTTAATCGTGCAGTATCTATACCGGAAGCAGTCCAAGCGTCCGTCCCCCATATATCAATATCATAAAGTTTTTTACCTTCAATGAAAGAAAGCAACGAGACAAAGGAATCGTAGATTACAATTGTATAGTAACTACCATCAAAGCCAGTGATCTGAGCTTTTCCAAAAATAGTTTCTATGCCATTTTGGACTACTTTACAATCTTGGAAGCGGTATTGAAAAGTTCCGTCTGAATTGACAAGTTTGGCGTTTTGAAAAGTACGGTTGTTGCGTTCGGTGTCGATCGCTTTTATCGTGTTTGAAAATGAAATGAAGTTTTTAGACAGGTCACCAATATCAACCCTTTGGATTGTCCATGCAATCTTTGTGTTAGGGTCGATGTCGATTATCTGGCTGTCTATGTAAACTACATCCATTTATGACAAATTGTAAATTTTGAAACTTCAACTTTTACAAACCCTTCACTGTTAAACTCGGCTATGCCACCACACCCATAAATGTAATGCTTAATGGAATTGTATTTTTTAGCAAAAAGTAAGTCCTCTTCGCTCATCTCATCTAAACCAGTAACAGGCATTTCGCATTGTGGGTTGTGGCTATGAATGGTTGCTTTTACAGGAACAAAAGAACCAAAACGATTATTGATTTGCCCCTGATATGTTTTTGAAACACTTACTCTTGCGTACCATTTCCCATTA